TAAATTTCAAAGTTTATCAGGAAAAATAACAATGAACGCAGAAGAGATAGCAGCTGACTTAGCTCAGCACGAGGCTGTATGTGCAGAACGCTGGAAGACTGCGTTTAATCGTTTTGACGAGATGGATAGCAACATAAAAAGAATAGAAACTATAATTATTTCCGCTGCAGGAACTATAATATGTGGTGCAGCAGGTATTATTATTACAATGGTATTTATGCACAATTAGGAGACAAAACTATGGAAATGGAATATAAGAAAAAAGACATGAAAGAATCCCCAAAAACTAAGTCAATTAAAGACGGTGTGTATAAGAATGGGAAAATGTGGTCCTTTGTTAATAGAAAAGGCGAAGAACTGAACTACGAAGACGAGAAAAGCGCAAAAATAGTATATGAGAGGATTCATGGCTAAGAAAATTGAACAGAAAGAAGTTGAAACAACAGAAACTCCTACACTAACTAAAAGGGAGAAGCTTCTTATTGCAAGAAAAAAACAACTTCAAAGACAAAAGAGACAAAAAATACCTAATATCTTGAAATAATGGATAAAATCCATATTGTAAGGTTGGGTATTTGTCGTACATGCCCAGAGTACAATAGAACTTTAAAAACTTGTGCTGTGTGTATGTGTTTTATGCCCTTAAAGACGAGAGTTAAATGGGCAAAGTGTCCTAAGGGACGGTGGAGCTAATATGCCAAAAGGTAAAGGAACTTACGGTTCAAAAGTTGGAAGACCAAAGAAAAAAAGAAAAGGCGGAAAGAAGAAAAAGTCTATGGGTGGCGGATTAACCGCAGCTCAAAAGAAACTTCCTAAAGCTTTACAACAAGCTATTCTTAAAAGAAAGAAGAAGGGTAAAAAGTAGCGTGGCAAGACGGAGAAAAAGTAGGACTACTCGTAAAAAGAGAAATGTGCCTACTAATTCAAAATTGTACGCAACAGTGAAAGCCGCTACTAAAAGAAAGTTCGCAGTGTATCCTAGTGCTTATGCAAACGCATGGCTAGTACGGGAGTACAAAAAGCGAGGTGGGAGATATAGACGTGCCTAGAGTAACAAGAGCTAAAAGAAGTAATGGTGGATTAACCAAATGGTTCAGTGAAAAATGGGTAGACATATCTAGACCTAAAAAAGGTGGCGGGTATAAAACTTGTGGCAGAAAGAAAGCAAAGAAGGGCAGCAAAGGATATCCTAAATGTGTCCCAGCTTCAAAAGCTGCACGTATGACAAAAGCACAGAAAAGATCAGCTATTCGCAGAAAGCGAGCAGTTAAACAAGGGGTAGGTGGAAAGCCTACTATGGTAAGAACAATCGCAAAGAGAAAGCGAAAAACAACTAGAAGGAAGAGATAATGATGTTAGATTACATTAAGATAAAGTGGAACCAATTTTTAAATATTGTTACAGGTAAAGACAAAAATTGGGACGGTCAGGTCGATATTAAAGACAAAATGATCGAAGCTGAAAAGAAATCAAGCAGCTAAGAGAGGCTAAAGCCTTATAAGGGCTAATATGAAACGAGACGAGAGATTCGTTAGCGATTTAAAAGACTTATCTAAACTCTTAGATGGAGTTGTAAGCAAGACTTACGACAAAATAGAAGAGAATAAAAAGATTAGAAAGCTGCTCAATCTTCCAAAAACAGTTCATAATAAAACTAGATTAGCGAACTATCTAGAAGAAAAAAGCGTCTCATAATTGATACGCTAAGATATATAGGAGAAAAAAATGGCACGAACAGGATCATTTTTAACCGGGCCTACTGGTGTACACTCTACACAAAAGACCCGTAAACACAGACTCAAAAGAGGAGTCACAAGAGATATGAATGCAGCAGCAGGAACTTCAGTTAATACTAAAAGAGCCGGCAGCATGGAAGCATTCAGATACGCGGCAGCACCAAAATCTATAGGCCCGAGGTTCGGTAAAACGAAGTCACCCAAGAGAGCTACATTTCCGCGTAGAAGAAGGTAAGTATTAGTAATAAATTAGCTTCTAATTGGGTAAAAATTTTGGTTATGTCGGGCATAGTCGAAAAGAAAAAGAAAAAGAAGCGAAAAAAAGGAAAATAAATGGCATTACCACAAATAGATCTAAAGCAAGTATGGCTAGACGAAGCTTATATGGCTAGTAACTCAGTAATTGATACACTTCAAGAGAAAGAGGAAGCTGGCAGAATGATTACTAAAAGTGACGCACAGTTTGCAAAGATTTGTGGGGCATATTTGTACATTTATAAACTAGCCAAAGAGAGTAAATTACTCGAACCAGACGACTTAGAAAACATTTTAACTGAGACAATTCATTGAGTATAGAAATTTCCAGAGCTGATGTAGAATCAGAATATTTGATGGAGTTTGACCCTAATAGTAGGTTTATTAAACTTCCTATAGAAGGGTACATGGAACTATTAGGCATAGAACCTAATACGAGCCAACGAGCTATCATCAATGCAATCAACAATCCAAAGTATAGATTTGTAACTGCCGCAGTTTCTCGTAGACAGGGCAAAACTTACATCTCTAATATTATTGGACAACTAACATGTTTAGTACCTAATTCGCATGTACTGCTAATGTCTCCTAATTATTCTTTATCTCAAATTTCATTTGATTTACAGAGAGGTCTGATAAAGCATTTTGATTTAGAGGTAATAAGAGACAATGCAAAAGATAAAGTTATTGAGCTATCAAATAATAGCACTATTCGTATGGGTTCTATCAACCAAGTTGACTCAGTGGTTGGTAGATCGTACGATCTTATCATATTCGACGAGGCGGCACTCACCGATGGCAGAGATGCTTTCAACGTCGCACTACGACCTACACTAGATAAAGACAACTCCAAAGCAATATTTATTTCTACTCCAAGGGGTAGGAATAATTACTTTGCAGAGTTTTATTATAGAGGCTATAATAATGAGTTTCCAGAATGGTGTGCTATTAAAGCAACCTATCACGAGAATCCTCGTGTTTCCGAAGACGACATCAAAGAAGCAAAAAAGACCATGTCCGAAGCAGAGTTTTCGCAAGAGTACATGGCAGACTTCAATGTGTATGAAGGACAAATTTGGTCATTCAACTATGAAAAGTGCACTATGGCATTAGACCAGTTCGACACATCTAGAATGGATGTATTTGCAGGTCTTGACGTAGGCTATAAAGATCCAACAGCTTTCTGTGTAATTGCATATGATTGGGATGAACAAAAGTATTATGTTTTAGACGAATACTTAGACGCAGAAAGAACAACTGAACAACACGCTGTGCAAATACGAAAGTTAGTAGACAAATGGGATATCGATTATATTTATATTGATTCCGCTGCTCAACAAACAAGATATGACTTTGCTCAAAATTATGATATAACTACTATAAACGCTAAGAAGTCTGTATTAGATGGAATTGGTCATGTAGCAGGGATAGTAGATAATGACACTTTACTTGTAGATCAAAAATGTCAACAGGTAATCTCAGCGTTAGACCAATATCAATGGGACTCAAATCCTAATTTAATGAAAGAAAGACCTAAACATGATGGAGCGTCGCATATGGCCGATGCGATAAGATATGCACTATATACATTTGAAACCACAGCCACCTCATTTTAATAACACCTGTCAAAAATACTTCTTGACTTTTGGTGTGCGGATGGGGTATAATTCATATTAAGAGTTAGATATGAAATTTAAGAGAGATTTAGTTAAATACGTGCGAGACAAAGCTAAATCACAGTATAACAAAGCAAGCGAGTGTCATATTTGCGGTGAAACCGAAGAATTAGATTTTCATCATTACTATGGACTGACTGAATTATTAGAGACTTGGCTAAAGACAAATAATATAACTATTGAAAACGAACAAGATATACTAGAGATTCGTGAGCAGTTTATAGATGAAAACCGAGAAAAAGTATACATTAAAACGGTAACACTCTGCCATCAACACCATTTACGACTACACTCTATATATGGAAAACGACCCAAATTGATACACGCAGATAAACAAGAAAGATGGGTAGAGAAAATGAGAGCAAAATATGGCATGGTATGACAGACTTTTAGGAAGAACAATTGAAGCGGATGAGGAAAAACTCAATCCGTCGCAGTATGTCATCTCTAGAAACGAAGGTCTTACTGTTGATACTCGAGAAATCGTTACTAATTATAAGCACGCCTATGAGCAGTTAGAAATTGTAAATAGAGCAGTCAATATGATTGTAGACGATGTTGCACAAATTCCTTATGCCGTAGGAGAAAAAAGAAACGGCACTAATGATATAGTAAAAAACATTAGAAAAACAAAAGTAAATTTACTACTAAATGTAGAACCAAATCCATTTCAAGATGTGAGTTCCTTTAAAAGAAATCTGATAATTGACCTACTAATTGATGGAAATATATTTATTTACTTTGATGGAGCGCACCTCTATCATTTACCAGCAGATAAAGTTACAATTCATACTGATGATAATACATATATTAAAAAGTATGAATTTGAGAACACTATTGATTATAACGTAAATGAGATTATTCATATTAAAGAGAATAGTTTTAATTCAATCTATAGAGGAGTTCCTAGATTAAAGCCAGCATTTAGAACAATGCAGCTACTAGGAAACATGAGAAAATTTCAGGATAACTTCTTCAAGAATGGAGCAGTGCCTGGGTTAGTTTTAAAGAGTCCTAATACTCTTTCTGAAAAGATCAAAGAAAGAATGTTAGCAGCTTGGAGTATGAGGTATAATCCTTCCTCCGGCGGCAGAAGACCCCTTATATTAGATGGAGGGCTAGAAGTAGACTCACTATCTAAGGTTAATTTTAAAGAATTAGACTTTCAAGAATCAATAAAAGCGAATGAGCGTATTATTCTTGAAGCTATGGGCATACCACCAATCTTATTAGACGGTGGAAATAATGCAAACATTAGGCCAAACCATAGGTTATACTACTTAGAGACTATACTACCTATAGTCGGTAAGATATCCGATGCGTTTGAAAGATTTTTTGGTTTTGAACTTAATGAAGATGTAACAGGAATTCCTGCTCTACAACCTGAACTAAGAGACCAAGCCGCATATTATGCAACACTTGTGAATACAGGAATTTTAAGCACAAATGAAGCTAGAGTGGCAATCGGTAAAGAACCAATCAATGGATTTGATGAACCTCGCGTTCCTGTAAATTTAGCGGGCTCAGCAGTAAATCCAGAGCAAGGGGGACGACCAGAAGAGAGTCCTTCTATAGAGGAATAATATGACTAAAAATATGATGATTAAAGCTGTATCTGATTTCTTCACCGATAAGGGTGGAGTTATGGATCTAGCTACATACAAATCCTATGGAAGTGATGCTCCTGTTAGAGACTATCTGCTTAGAAGGCAGTTTGGATCTTGGAACAGAGTCCTATCCGTAGTGACAAATCGATATCCTGTCCAAGAAGCAGTTGTTGAAGAAGTAAAGGAAGTTAAAAAACCTGCACCTAAAAAAGCTGTGAAAAAGGAAACTAAAGATGTCGAATAAAATATTTCATTGGACTAATACTTTTAAAGCCTTAGGCGAAACCGAAGATGGTGGTATAGACATCAAAGGTTCTGCAAGTACTAATGCACTAGATAGAGCTGGCGATGTAATTGAAAGTGGAGCATGGACTAAAGGAGGTTTGGAGAATTTCAAATCAAATCCTATTATCTTGTTCAACCATAATTATGACAAGCCTATCGGTAGAGCAACAGGTTTAGAAGTGACAGAAAACGGTCTTGAGATATCTGCAAAGATATCTAAAGCAGCCGGTGATGTTAAAGAATTAGTTAAAGACGGTGTTCTTGGAGCCTTTTCCGTTGGTTTCAGAGTCAAGGATGCTGATTATATGGTAGAAACCGATGGATACAAAATCAAGGACGCTGAACTTTTCGAAGTTTCAGTCGTATCCGTGCCTTGCAACCAAGGGGCTACATTTTCTGTAGCAAAATCCTTTGAAAACATGGACGAATATGAAAAGTTCAAGAAAAACTTTATAAAGGCTAACTCACATGCAACAGCAGACGCTGTGAAAGTTGAGCAGCCAAGCGGGGAGAAATCCCATAAAATGGAGACTGATATGTCAAACGAAAAGATGACTCCTGAAGCCGAAGGCTTTGACCTAGATGCATTTGCAAAGGACGCAGCTGAGAAAGCAGTTGCAGAATATGCAATGAAGCAGGCGGAAGCAAAGGCAGCTGAAGAAAAAGCAAAGGTTGAGACTGCTGAGAAGCAAGCTCAATTTGAGGCTGATGAAAAAGCTGCTCAAGAAGCTAAACAGGACGAACAAAAAAGAATTGTGAAGAGTTCACTATCAGGCGCAGAAAGACTCATTAGTGATATCGAGAAAAGAGTCAATGATAAGCATGAAGATTTGAATGAAGTAGTTAAATCACTTCAGAACGAATTATCTGAGAAATCAGAAGAAATCATGAATATCAGAGAATCAAAAAGAATTTTCTCAGATAGACAGGGTCAAGGCGACTGGAAGAAAGCTTTTGAACAAGATATAATCGATGCAAAATTTGCTGGTTTAGCGACTGGTAAAGGATGGAATAACGATTATGCAAAAGGTGTAATGCAAAAAGTAAATGAGCACTCAGGTGTTCAAGTATCTTCTGCAGACTTTGAGCAAATTGTTTCAACTCAAATTGAAAGAGATATTCAAAATGAATTAGTTCTAGCTCCTCTCTTTAGAGAGAT